TCAAGAGGAACTAAGTATGAAATGTATCGTCATGACTACAAGTTAGAAAACAGATCTCCAAATACTGGTTCTGCAAGATTATATGATGCAAACTACTATGTTATGAACAGTGATTTTAAAGTTTATATTTGTATAGACAACGGATCTTCTGGTATCAATACAACTGGTAATGCATCACTTGATGAACCTACATTTACAGATTTAGAACCATCTAAAGCTGGAACTAGTGGTGATGGTTATCAATGGAAATACTTATTTACAGTATCTCCTAGTGATATTATCAAGTTTGATTCAACAGACTTCATATCTTTATCCAATACTTGGTCAACCTCAACTGATTCTCAAATAGTTGCAGTCAGAGATAATGGTGATTCTGATGTAAATAACAATCAAATTAAAAAAGTATACATTGAAAATCAAGGTAATGGATATACAAACGGTACAGGTCAAGAGGTAGCAATCTTAGGTGATGGAGAGGGAGGTAAAGTCGTAGTTGATGTTGTAAATGGTAAAGTCACAAATGCAGTTGTGTCCTCTGGAGGAAAGGGATACACATATGGAATGGTTGACCTTGGAGCGATTGGAAATCAGAGTGCAAATGTAAAAGCCAATTTAATACCAATAATTCCACCATCAAAAGGTCATGGTCATGACATTTACAAAGAGTTAGGATCTGATAGAGTTTTAGTGTTCGCAAGATTTGATACATCAACAACTAATGATTTTCCAACAAATACTAGTTTTTCTCAAATAGGAATATTAAAAAATCCAACCTCCATAGGATCAACTTCGTTATTTACTGATCCAACATTTTCATCTGTTGGTGCACTAAAACTTGCCACAGTTAATAGCACATCACCCACCATTGGAGAAACGTTAAGTCAAGTTGTATCTGGAGGGACAGCAAAGGGATTTGTAGCTGCGTATGATGTAGAAACACAAGTTATAAAGTTTGTTCAAGATAGATCAAATTTTTTAAATCCAAGTTCATTTGATACAGTTGATCATGTCGGAGTAACGACTTTTTCTAAGGTTCATGCTTTTGAATCTAACTCTAATCCTGTAAATGGTGGATCTAGTGGATTTCAAGGATCTATTGATACTGGATTTACTGGGGTAAGCACTAACCCTTCAGGAACTAAATTAATATCTCTTGATACACAATTCACAGCGGGGGTTGCTAATGCAGAGATAAATAAAAAGTCAGGTGATATAGTTTATCTTGATAATCGACCATTGATTACAAGAAATGCTAGACAAAAAGAAGATGTTAAAATTATTCTAGAATTCTAAAAAATGCCTCAGAAAACGAATTTAAATATTAATCCATTTTACGACGATTTCGATAAGAATGAAAATTTTTATCGTGTGTTATTTAAACCTGGTTTTCCAATACAGGCAAGAGAATTAACGCAGTTACAATCAATATTACAAAATCAAGTAGAATCTTTTGGTAGTCATATGTTCAAAGAGGGATCAATGGTGATTCCTGGTAACATTAACTATAATGATGCCTACAGTGCTGTAAAAATAAATCCTGAACATTTAGGCATTGATGTAACAGTCTATACAAAGCAATTGCATGGTAAAAAACTAAGAGGTCAATCATCTGGAGTTGAGGCTATTGTTGATGACTGTTTCTTCCCAACTGACGGTCCTGAGTATACTGATGTTACACTATATGTAAATTACATAACATCTGGAGAAAATGAAGAAGTATCTAGTTTTGAAGATGGTGAAATACTTATATTAGAAGATACGATTACTTATGGAAATACAACAATCTCATCAGGTGAAACTGTAGCGACTTTAATTAGTGATGATGCTACAGCGACTTCATCAATAGTATCCATAAGTGAGGGAGTTTATTTTATAAGAGGTACGTTTGTACAAGTAAGTGATAGTGGTATAGTTTTAGATCCATATACAAATAATTCTTCATACAGAGTTGGACTTACAATACTAGAGGAAATAATATCTGCTAAAGATGACAAATCTCTGTATGATAATGCTAAAGGTTTTTCAAACTTTGCAGCACCAGGTGCTGATAGATTAAAAATTTCTGCAATATTATCTAAAAAGTCACTTAATGACTATGATGATAAAACTTTTGTTGAACTTATAAGAATTGATAATGGAGAGATTAAAAAATTACAAAATAAATCTGAGTACAATTTAATTAGAGATTATTTTGCGAAGAGAACGTTTGATGAGTCAGGAAATTATGCTTTAGAAAATTTTGAGGTAGAGATAAATGAATCATTAAACGACAGACAATCGAATGAGGGTGTTTATTTTGAGGGACAGCAAACTGAACAGGGAAATACACCATCAGAAGACTTAATGGCTGTTAAAGTATCCGCAGGAACTGCATACGTAAAAGGATATGATATTGATAAGGTAGGAACAACAATCATAGATGTTGAAAAACCAAGAGATATTTTAAAAATTGATAATTCACAAATTCCCTTTGAGTTTGGAACTAAGATTAAATTAAATAATGTTCATGGAACACCACAAATATTACTGTCAACCACAAATACAATTCAGTTGTATGATAAGAGAAGAGGATCGTCTGTAACAGCTGCTAATGGTAATAGAATTGGTGAAGCAAGAGTATACATGCATAATTTATCTAACGCTTCCTATTCAAATGCAGCAACCGAACACGATTTATATGTATTTGATGTGCAAACATTTGTAGATCTTGATGTTAATACTGCGTTAAGTCCACTCCAATGTCCAGCAGCATCCTTTGTAAAAGGTAAAAGTAGTGGAGCAACAGGTTTTGTTGAAACTAACGTAAATAATACCACTGCAGTTAAACTAACACAAACATCAGGAACATTTGTAAGCGGAGAGCAAATAATAATAAATGGTGATGAGTCAATCGTAAGATCAATAAGGACATTAAAAATAAACAGTATTAGAGATGTGAAGTCTGTATATCAAGACACCAGTTCTGTAACTGGATATGCAGCAGATTTTGGTGGGGATGTTGTTTTACAAAAAACAGCGTTAACAGGTTTAGGTGTAGCAGATCAAATTCAAATCGCCACTAACGGAGTCATAACTGGTAAATCAACGGTTATTTCTGGTTTAAGAGTTGGTGATATTATTAAATACCCAGTCGCTGGTCAAGCAGTAGATAGTTTTAATCGTATTGAAAGTGTTGGTGTGACCACTGCAAAGGTTGAAGCTGTTGAGCCTGTAAGTGGCGTATGTGTAGGAGCACTACCCTCAGCAGCAGTTCAAACTAATGTAGTTGTAGGATCACCTATTGTATCAGATAAAGGTGGTTTATTTGCACCTGTGGGCAGTGATAATGTATCTACAGTCAACCTTGCATCTTCAAATTTAATAGTATCAAAACAAGTAACTGGACAAACAGTAAATTCAGTCACAGGTGCTTTGAGCATACCTATCAGTAATGCAAGCATAGGATTATCTAGTGCTTTGTTTGAAACATTTGATGCTGAGAGATATTATGTCGCCTACAGTGATGGATCAATTGAAGATCTTACATCAGATCAAGTTTCTCTTGGTTCTGGTGGTGAAATAGTAAACTTTACTGGATTAACAGCAGGTGCATCAAATGTTGTTGTAAATGTCACTACTAAAAAAATAGGTATTGAAAGTAAGAAAAAAGAATTAATTAGAAGTGAAAAAATAACAATTAGTGGAACGGTATCTGCTGCATCAACTGCATCAAGTGGACTTACAACAAGCACATATCTAGGTTTAAGAGTTCAAGACGATGTAATATCATTAAATTTACCAGATGTCGTTGAGGTCATTGCTGTGTACGAGTCTTTAGATTCATCAGCACCAACTCTAGATTCTCTTACATTTCCATCAGGTTTAAATCTAGATACATCCTCTATCTTGGGTGAAAAAATTGTGGGATCTACTAGTGGTGCTCTAGCACAGATAGTAACCAGATCATCAGCAACAAATGTTGAAATAGTTTATCTTAATTCATCAAAATTTGTAGTTGGTGAAATATGCACGTTTGAAGAGTCTAGCATAACCTCTGTGGTTCAAGTGGTAGGTAAAGGCAATTTTCAAGATGTAACATCTAATTATGATCTAGATAAAGGTCAGAGAGATCAGTTTTATGATTATTCTCGTTTAAAAAGAAGTAGTGATTATATACCCTCAAGACAACTGCTTGCAATATTTAACTACTTTGAAATTCCAAGTAGCGATACTGGTGACGTATTCACTGTAAATTCATATCCTTCTGAAGCATTTAAGAGTGATATACCTAATACCGATTCTGGCGTGAGAATATCCGACACATTAGATTTTAGACCAAGAGTTAACAGATTTAACGCAACAAACACTTCACCATTTGCATTTTCAAGTAGAGATTTTTCAGCATCAACTAACCCCCCTCTTACAGTTACACCACAGGAGAGTTCATTAATTGGTTATGAGCATTATCTACCAAGAATAGACAGGGTAATTTTAGATAAAAATGGTCTAATGAGCGTGGTAAAAGGTGTATCATCAGTAGATCCCAAAGAACCAGGTGGCGTAGATGAATCTATGCATTTAGCAACAATTAGTCTCCCCGCTTATCTTTATGATGTAAACGATGCTGCTATAACAGCAGTAGATAATAAGCGATATACTATGAGAGATATTGGTGATCTTGAGGATAGAATAGAAACACTTGAAGAAATCACATCACTTTCTTTATTAGAGCTTGATACAAAAACTTTCCAAGTTAGAGACGTAGATAATTTAGATAGATTCAAATCTGGATTTTTTGTGGATGATTTTAGAGATGTTGAACGTCAGGATGTCTCATCAAAAGGTGCTACAATTACAGGTCGTGGTGAATTTACAACTGCGGTTGATTTTTATACAGTTGCACCCGAACCTGCTCTAGAACCATCTATTAATGTAGATACAGCAGATTTTAATGCTAATCTAGAATTATTAGATTCAAATGTTCAAAAAACAGGTAATCATGTTACTTTAAAATATACCGAAAAAGATTGGATTACTCAACCTTTAGCATCAAGAGTTGAGAATGTAAACCCATTTAATATGATTGAGTTTGTTGGAAATATAGTTTTGACTCCAGCATCAGATTCTTGGACAAGAACCATAGTAACAGAAGGTAGTGGTGTAAGAAATGTTATAGGTAGACCAATAGTTAGTAGGAATCCACCATCAGCTCCTATTGGACTACTACCAGGTCAAAGACCACCAGTATTGGGTGGAAGAACAAGATTTATTGGTAATCGTTTAGAGAGTTCATTTGTTGAAACTATTCGAGGTCCAGTTGTCCCTGATACTCATATAAGATCAAGAAACGTAGCTTTCAGTGCGAGTAATTTGAGACCACTACAGAGACTTC